CTGTCGCCTGTCCAGATAGTTCAAGATGCTTTTCGTCTTGCTCTACTACTCTTGTCAGAGGCAGAGGTTGCTTAATAAGCGCTTTTCTGAGGGCCGCATATCCATCGATTTTATTCGACGGTATGCGTGGTTCAACAACAAAGGCCATAACCATTGGCCGCTGCTGATCGCCATGCATCCGGTGGACTGTAAAACGTCCATCATGATGCCACCGACCGATAGCAGGACTATCCTTTTTAACATAAGGATAGTGCTTGAGAATGCGCTTAGCGCGCAAGTCAAGCCACTTCACGGTACGGTCCCATCCACCCAGCTCGTAGAGCTGATTTCTGAAACTCGTAAAGGAGGCAACTGCCGAACCATCTCGGTGTGATTCAATCGGATCGTGCTTAAGTCGAACTACTTTAACGGAATAACCGTCATAGTAATCGCCGCCACATGACTCTCTGAACTTTCCAGTCCAGAAAGACTTGTTCCGATTCACCAAAGCCCCAAAGGCCTCCAGTGTCTGAATCACACTCTCAACAAATTCTACAGGGACAAGAATATCGTCCCCGTAGACACGCACAGACCCATACATCGACGTAATGTCAGTACGGGTAAGAGGGCGTTTGAGGGCTCGCTCTATACCGAGAAAAATCAAGGTGCAAAACACCATTGATTCAATCGGAAAAGTAAGCCCTGAACCCATTGATGCGAACTTGGCCAGGCGGATTACGCCATGACCAGGCACATCAGCCATTCGACTGCGAGACGCTTGAACTGCTCTCCCAAGAGTAGGAAAGTTATCAAATGTCGCAATGACTAGCTGATTAGACACACGATCTGAAGCTTCCTTAAGATCTAAGGTTGCTAGCCGCCCATCACGGGAGGCACTTCTGGCCATTTGCTGGTTAGGCTCCTGGCTGTCGAAGCAGATCAAGTTCCGTGCGTTATCATCGCGCCGGAATTCTTCCCTCATCATATCCATGATACCGAGCTGAACATACATATTGTATGTAGGCTCCATGGCTATAATGCGGGGTGTGGTAGCATTTTTAACAACAGAGGAGACCCTAACGGGCCTCTCCTGTGAGGGTTCGTGGAATTCAACATGGTCCCCGAGGATTTGAATTTCCTCGTAGGATGAGCACACAGTTTCCCAGTAGGGAAACTCTGCTTCCAGCCGGGAAGAATACTCTTGTAGAGTATACTTCTGATTGCCAACCAAACGGTCGGCAGTCTGACCCGGGCCATGTCGTGGTATCAGTTCACCGTCGAAGATCCTTCGATCGAGACGGGAATTGACCTCTCTCCAGAGGAGATTAGCCATACGGCCGTAGTCCAAGAAATTAATAGGGCTACGAGCGCGATCACCACGCTTGACTTCCAACTCACACTCGACGTATTGCGAATACGCGGCCTGGATTCGTTCATTTGAACATTCCTTTTTGATCTTCCCGAACGCCATTGTTATCTGGCGCAAGGTCTGGATCGCCTGTATTGACGGATCGTCGAGCAAACACCCACTCCAACGGTCGAAGACCAACTCCATTAGCCCACCTAGAAATCTAGGAAGCTTACCCCGCTTGCCGAAACCGGCAAACAGGGAGGGAGTGACAGCATTATCGGAAAGAGCCTTTTGGAGGTCCTTTCCGAATGCTGGCAGGGTAATCGTGATAAACGATTCCCCCTCGGCTTCGAACCGAACCGCGACAGTTTCAAAGTCGCGGCTGGTGCTTGTGTTACACCGTCTCTCTGCATGCAAAGAGACACTGTAGAAGTAACATCAGGCTTTTCAATCATTCCTCCAATGGGGGTAGTGATATCCATAGCCATGGCGTGCAGGGAAGGCTAAGCTAGTTCATCAACATCACGATAATATATGTGATTATCAGAACAAGCATCAACCTCCATGCAAAGGAGAGAGCCAATTAGCTCTCTCCACCGATGAACTTAATCAGAAGGGCGTCGGAAGACGCAGTGAGGGCGGCAATAAGCCCCTTCACAGTATCCTTCTGCTCAGTAACCGTAAGACCGATGGTGGGAACATCAATGTTGACGAAAGCCGACATCGATTCCACCCGGTTGACTCCTGCAAGCAGGGGGTCAGCCGCAATCTTCTGGAAATCCAAGCGCATCGAACGACGCACTCGGGTTTTCCCAGGATTGTGGGTCACACGAAGACGGACGTTTCCGTCATCCTTCGTGTAAATAGCGGTATCAAGGCCACGACCGGTGTTAGGCAGCGAATTCGCTACCCCACCAATCGTGACAGACTGAGGATCGGAAAGTGCCATGGCATTACTCCTTACAGGTGATCATGCGTCCAAATGGGCGCATTACTTGTGGGTGGATCACCGTCGGCTAATACCGACGGCTGCGATTATAGCCAGTTGTTGATCTGTTAGATCTCCAGTCAGGCCAAAACCGAAAGGGGATGCCCTGCCGCGTTGTTTGGTAACACGCGAAATGGTTTGAGAGTATGCGCCCTTAGGCACACGCTCCCAAACAGACCCTAGAGCACTCGTAGGTCTCCGATAAAAGAGACCCTGAGGCCAACTAATGGTCTGCTCCTGAATAGTAGTTCTCATCAGGTAGCCATACTGCATCACGAGGTCGTCAAAAAGTAGCGCAGAAGCGTTACCTACTACGTCACCAAAATTGATGAACCAATCTGACAACCACGTCCAAGGTGCGAGGTTCCAAAGAACCTCAGGATCAAGTCGAGTCCCCAAAAGGAGATTCGCTTTCTCTTCAAAAAGAGAAAGTTCCTGCAGTGCTTCTGGCACTGACCGATGATAAAATCGGAAACCACCACTAAACCAAGTTTTCGTGGTAGTTCGGTTAACTTGCTCCGGTACCTGACCAGAGGGCTGGAAGGTCAAATGATCTTCCGCCGGGAAACCCCAAGGGGTTCCGGGTGCCCGCTTGTAACTAGAATGCGTCGGCGCAAGCGCTAACGTAGAATCCACAGTTACCTGGTCTGGAAAAGAGTATCTTCTCCTTATCAACCGGTCGATATCCCGTTCATACTGTTCAAGTATGCGGCGACCGTCTGATACGAGCATCACTGCTGACTGGATATCCCTCAAAAGAGGGAGCCAGCCAAACTGAAGGTTCAGGTATTCCTTACCTCCGTTGCGAAATAACTCAACGAGGGTTTTAGAACGACCTGCCATAGAGCCTAGAAGACGGGGGAGACCCCCGAATCGAAGTTCCCCAAGAGTGACCGAAAGGTCAATCGTGGGTTTATTAGGACGAGCGATCTTCACCGCTTCGGAACCTTTAGTCCAGAGTGACTGCTCAGCAAAACTCAACTCGGAGTCGGAGTAAAAACCGTACAACGAGTGGTCCGCCAACAAGGCAGGACCAGAATGACTCACTTGATAGGCAGTTAAGTTATTGCCTCTCTGTGTCACGACATTCAAAGAATGCCATGACGATTCAAGCGAGCTCTTCTGAGTTATGAAGCCAGTACCCCAATCCCAGTGGGTAAAAACCCACGGGGCAGGCAAGTCATATTTGTCGTATGTCTTTCGAGCATAACGAACTAATGGCCAGCCTGTGTCTTGCGACATGGTGCGCTGGGACTGAACAATTTGTTCAGCCGAGAAGTTAGTTGTCCCGCCTGTTGACAGGACAACTTTACCATCAATTATCGCTTTAACA